GAGACGGCTTAAATAGATTCACGACAAGCATGATCACACCAATGACACCACTTGATAGGATAAGACCAACAAGCCCGATGGCTCCCATACCCTTGGTCTTCAGTTCAAGAAGCGCGTCAAGCTTCCCTCCGATTTGTTCTAACGTTTGTTCCATCATTTCAAGTTTAGTCTCCAAGACTGCGATACGTTCAACGTCACTCGCCCCCGCCATACAAATGCTCCTTTACTCTTTTCTTTGCGTCTGATTGTGACTTCTTAATCCAGGCGGCGCGAGACTCGTCGTCCATACTCTGCCACTCTTCAGTGTCCATCATATCCCGGATGGTTTCGGTAATCTCAATGCCAGCCATACGCTGGTACTCACTGAACTCTTCGTTAGTCAGTCGTCTCTTCTTGTCTTCACCTTCAACTTTGATACTACGTTCAACGGGGGTAACCAAAGCTTTCTCATATAGATCGTCAAGGCGTGCCACTTCTTTGACAACTGGATCGGTGTTCTCTTTAATGTATGCACCACCAGTGATACGGTTGCCTTGTGGTAGGATAGTAGTCTGGCCAGCCATCGTACCACCATTCTGAACAGGCTCACCAAAGGGTGTCATCCTATCAGGTAGGGTCTCACGAAGGCCAGGGATCTTGGACTTGAAAGTATTTTCAATTGTCTGACCAAGATCACCTTGAACCGCAGTAAGAGGTTGACCCTGATCCCTGACCCTAGCCACTTGGCTAACGAGGTTGGGGACAAAGCTAGTGACTTGGTTAGCGACCCACGGATCACGCTTCCATTCACTACGAGGATCGGTGAAGGTCGAGAAGGTGTCAGAGATATCACCAAACCAGGAGTTGTCCCCGAGGGACTTAATGGTCTGATAGACAGCAAGCTTCATACCAGTGGCGATCTGACCTTCATTGGCACCCTTATCGAATGCCTCTCGGAGGCCAGCCACCATAGTAGCGGTCTGACTATTAAGGTCGAAGGGGTTCAGACGGTTACCCAAACCTTGGTTGATATTGTATTGGGTCTGACCATTCACCTCAGACTTGATGGAGTTGGGACGCCAACCGGTGGCCATCTTCACGGCCTTCTTATATGGGTTGGTCGGCCCTTCACCACTTACCTGACCCTTGCCAGCAGCAGCCCAGGCAAATGCCACAGACGCAGTACCAAGCATGATCCGGCCCATAGCGATGTCAGCTTTGACACCACCTTCACGGAGGTCACCAAGGGTATGTGGATCGAACATAGTCAGAGGGGTACGCCTCCAAACCCGTTGATACAGGCTGTTGGTTGCGGTCCTCACGAAGGGCAGCAGGAAGTTAGCAACAAAACTACCAGCCCGTTGAGCAGCATTAACAGTGCGCTCCTGGATAGTGGCATTTGGGCCAAGCTGCTTAGTCCTACGAAGGGCGTCTAGTGGGGTGGTCAACATGTTAGGGGCCAAGAGCAGGTTGGTTTCAGAGGCATCTTGTGCTTGCTTGAGCATGGATGGATCAGGGTACCTAGCGTAGCTCACACCTTGTGACATCAAGTCATCAAAGCTCGGCTTCTTGCCAGCGGCCCTGGCTTCGTCCACAGCCCTACGGACACCAAGCCCATAGAGGTGCATGTTAGTGCCGAAGGCCCGGAAGAACTGATCCTCAGCAGCAATCAGGTCACCAACCTTACTAATGATTGGAATCCTGGCGTACTGCCTGCCACCCGAGGTGTGTCCAGTTGATCCTTCACGCAGGGTCTTGAGAGCGTCCACGTAGGTCGCCGCTTCCATGCCCGCACGGACTAGACCCCAAACCCTAGCAGCCACCTCAGCAGGATGGATACCTGGCTTAACGTCAATACCAAGAGCACGCAAGCCTTCACGCCCCATAGAGGGGATCAGACCAGCGGCACTATCCATCAGGTCAAGACCAATACCATCAATCATGTCCGTGACTGCGGTGACGTGAGTGGACATACCGCTCAGCATCATATTGGTACGGGCAGACAGAAGGTACTCTTCCCAGTTAGGTTTGGCCAACCCTTTCACGAGTGCGTTGACACCATTGGGATTAGCACCACCAGCCATAAGGGCTTTGAGTGACCTAGCGAATCTATTGAGGGTCTCATCGTCCGCCAAGCCCGCGAATGAACCACCATGCTCAGCGAGCAGTTGCTTGTACGCTTCCATCGAACTACGAGTGTAGCCCATCTTCGCAACACGAAGTGCACGACCCACCTCAGAGGTGTCGTCCCACAGCTTGCTTAGGATGTAGTTGTGATCGACAAGAGCTTGACGGAGTTTGTCCGCATCGGCGATTGACCAACTGGGCGTGCCCTCTTTCTCAAGGAGACCGGCAATCCTGTCATTCAAGACATCAGCAGCCTTCTGAGACCTATAGATACGGGCGCTCAGGTCTTCCATGTTCTTGATCTTCTTGACCTTGGCCGGACTAATACCCGCATCCACAGCAGCCCTAAAGACTTCACGGTCTGGACGATTGGTCGGGACGTAGTCTACATACGCATTCTCGTAAGCACGCTCAAGTTTGTCTATATCGACATCACCAGACTCGATAGCAGCTCCGAGTTGCTCGGGAGTCATCTGACGGCTAGCCCTCGCCTCAGCCTCAGACTTGAAGCCACTAGGTGCTGGAATGGCAGACTGCTCACCACCAATCTCGATAGGCGCTTTAGACCTACCAAGCTCAATCACATTCTTGCGGTACTCTGGGTCAGTCCAGAAACGAGGATTGGCTTTGAGTTTGTCGATGTCACCAAGCATATCAGTGTCGGTGGTGTCACGGCCAAGGGGGTCACGGCCAATCTCAGCGGATATATCATTATTTTGATAGTTGATCATATCCTTAGGATTGATCCCTTCCATCTCGAAAGGTGCAGTACGGGCACGTTCTTCTGCACCCATATGCATACGAGCTTGAACATCACGGGCTTCTACTTCACCAGTAAGAAGGTTGTACATATCGTAAGACAGATCACTAAATTTACCCTTGATATCTGTCAGACCATTAGACACCACCTCAATACGTTTCTGTAGTTTCCTTGCAGAGTTTAAAGCATCTGAATACTTTTTATTAACCTCTACAAACCTTTCAAAGACTTTATCGTACTCTCCAGGTCCAAGAGGTTGTTGCATCTTTACATCAAGATCTTCAATCTCTTTTGCATACCGCTTAACTTGAAGATCAATGACCATCTTAGTCCGTTCAGTGGACGCAATAGTATCATAGATCGTCTTAACTTCACCCGAGGACTCTATTAAATCCTTGGCCTTTTTCATACGGTCCCAAATAGTACCACTAACATCTTTGACACCGACAAAGGCATTACTCTTAGGGAGCCTACCGTGCTCAACACGAGATAGTTCTCGCTCATAGAAGCTAACAAGTTTACCAAGAGCTTCTTTATTGTCAAGACGAATAGACCCTGAGTTGCCACCTTGAGCAAAGCCTTCTTTGAATTGAATCCAATGTTGGACTTCATGAAGGAGCGTGCTCTTCGGATCAAATGCCCGAGGACTAATATGAATCTTACCCGCTACTGGGTCGAAGTATCCTTGCAACAGGGGGCCACCGCCCGATGCTGACACATCACGGATAACCTTGACATTACGAAGTTCGGGATAAGCTTTAAAGAGTTGAGGATGAAGTAGAATAGTATCAAGATCCATACCATTCTTTACATCTTCATGACTTAGCCACTCGTCAAAACGGGCATTTTGATCAGGGATCTCATATCTGAGATTACCGTCAGGACCCAGGAACCAGTCTTCACTACCGCCATGCGGGGCAGTTTGAGACCCAGTACCTGCATACATTTGGCGGTTAGGTTGCTCAGCACCGAAGTCAGTGGACTGGTAGTCAGTCCCACGATGAAGACCTTGGAACCGGTTACCAACTACATCCCTACCTCTACCATTGATGACAGCATCATGAGCCATACTCAAGATGTGCCGGACCTCAGCGTCCCCGAACTTCAGGTCAACACCCATCCTCCGGGCGAACTGACGAACACCCGCTACAACAGCATCACCGATTGATTTGGGAAGGGGACCATTCTGGGACATCTCGGCGAGGACTTCCTCAGCCGCCCTAGTCTTGGACCCACCATAAGCACCAGGGTTCTTCTTGATCCATTCACCGACCTTCTTACCAAACTGACCCACATTACGGGCGACAAGAGTGTCAAGAGTAGAGTCGAGTTTAGACCCAAAGCGTTGAGCCAGACCGTAATGGCCAAGGGCCTCATGGAAGAGAACGGCATTGGCCGCTTGAGGAGTCTTGATCTGGTTAGCAAAGATATGGACTTGACCATCCTCACCGAGGAACCCAACCGTATTGTCCGGTGTAATACCATCACGCTCAGCACTAGCCTTGATCTCCGGGGACATATCGTCCAGAGAATCGATCACATTGACGTTAGGTTTATTCTTCCAGGTCTTGGTCTGGTCATCAATGTGGGCTTTGATATTGTCCCGATGGATCTGGGCTTCGATGACCTCAGGTTTGGGGGCAACAGCAGGAGCACCTGAACCCTCAGGCCACAGAGCCTCACGTTGTTGGAGCCACTTATCAATGGACTCAGGAGCTGGCCGAGGACCACCAACTTCATCATAGAAGTTATTGATGTCATCCGCTGTGCCTTTAGCCAGGACTTCACGGTGCCTGGCCACATTCTCAGGGGCCATAGCCGGAGCAGCCTGCCCCACTTGACTCTTGAACTGGTCAGCATCAGGGTTCAGGTCTCTGCCACGCTCAAGGAACAATCCCTTAATGAAGTCAGGGGCAGGAGAATTAGCCACTGCATCTTGGAATGCCTTAGATTCTAGGCTAGCTTGAACAGTGCCGAGTCCCGCACCGATTGCGGCAGCACTAAGCGTTTGTTGAGGACTGTACTTATCCTGGACCCCAGCACCAATGTCATTACCTTGCAAGAGTACATCAGACCCTGCAGAAACACCAGCATTGCCAATGATCTTTTGGGCGAATGTCTTACCAGGAGACACCCAACTTTCAGGAGACAATGCTGAACCAACAACCTGCCCACCAAGGGTAGAAGCCCCAGCAATAGCTTTACCCACAGTCCCACCAGGAGCTTTATAGAATGGGTCAGCCTTACTGATAGCTTCATATCGTTGACGGCGAGCCCGTTCACCAGCATCTACAGGGTCAACACCCCTGTCTTTACCAGATAAGATTGGTCGATCATTACCAAATACCGCATCAAGAGCACGGTCTGCTAGGCCATTAGGCTGGACATCGATATACCCTAACCCACCGCCACCACGTTGGATATCACGACTAAGTTGGCCAATACCAGAACGTTCAAGGGCATCAGTAAAGTTACCGGTAAAACGTTCTAAGGTACTACGGGGCTTAACTTTAGGGGCAACAGGTCCGGCCTGACTTACAGGCGTGAAAGCACTATAGTCATCACCACCTTTTACAGGAGTAAACGAACTGTAGTCATCACCAGCAGGTGTAAAGGCGCTATAGTCGTCAGCCATTAGCGAGTGTATTTCCTACCATCTGTACCGACAAAGACGGTACCCTTAGGGAGTTTCATAGCTTGAGTAGGGGTCAGACGCCCAGCAGCTTGTTTAGGGGCAGCCGTAGCACCGGTCGTCTTAGCATGAAGGCCAGACCCACCACCACTACCTTTACGAGCAGCCAAGGCGGCCTGACGGTCAGTACTAGCCCGCACACTATTAGTATTAGACTGACCAGTGCTACGCATGTTATTCGTATTGGACTGAGCCACAGTACGTTGGTTGTTTGCAGAACTGGTGGAAGTGGATCGACGGTTGTTTACATCAGACTGTTGGATACGTTCACGACCCACATCAGCATTGAGCAGTTGACCACCTGTAGTCCCGAACAGTTCAGTCATAGAGGGGTCCCAATCAGCGGGATCGGGAAGACCCCAAGCAGTCGTGGGAGTTGCCTCAGGGTCAAACCTACGGGCCAGATTAGTCAGGCGACCGTACACCTCATTATAGTCGGCAGCATCATGGACATTTCTGAGCATACCCGGAATGAACTGGGCAGCCTTCTGAAGCACAACTGCATTACGGTTGCCGATCTGGGCATCATGATAAGCCTTGGTCAGATCACGTTGAGCTGCCCTATCTTGGCTGGTCTGATTAGCGGTCAGGAGTTTGACCGCATCATCCACAGACCCAGGCGCACCAGTTTGTGCCATGCGCTCGATAGCTGCATTGGGGTCTTGGTCATAGCCAATGAGGGCTTGGCCTTCACGACGCTGATCAACACGAGGTTGGTAGAGGGGGTCCTTACCAACACGCATGAGAAGACCGTCACCGACAGCGCCTAGGATATCACGGAGCCTACCATTCCTGACCTTCGGGGGAAGAAGACCATACAGGCCCGCATCAGTACCACCAGACACACGAGGCAGTTGGCCCTGTGCTTGGGCAGCTTGTTGGGCAGCTTGGATGTAGTCGGCTGTAAAGGGGTTGCGAGCGGGCAACGTTTGAGGCTGAGCCACACCAATAGGTGGGACCTTCTTACGAGGCGTGACAGTAACCCCTTCCAGTTCGGTAGGGGCCTGTTGACCGGCGAGACCTTGGAGTAGAGTTGTGAGAAAGTTTGCCATGTTATTTGCTCAGCAAAGCTCCACCAATATAGTTCCCGATACCAGGGGGCCGGGTCTTAGATGAACTGTCAGACACCTGGCCAGCACCACTAATGACATTACCGCCTTGAATACCCTGACCGAGCAGACCTGAGAGTTGAGACATATAGTCACCAACCTTGGAGTTGCCGTAGTCTTGACCGAACTGAGTAAGAGCCCTGGCGGTTGAGCCAGAGTTCAGTAGACCCTTAGCCGCCTGAGAGCTGACCACGCCTTGCTGGCCTTGCTTGAACCCGAAGTCATACCCGGTATTCTTACGCCAGTTATCAAAGGCTCCAGTCTGGGCGTCTCCACCACCAAGGCCAAGCATGTTCGCTAGGGCAGATGAAGCCTGACCACCTTGACCAACAAGACCACTGAAGGCATTCTTAAGAAAGTCGAAGCCTTGATTGGAGCTGCTGGACTGCTGGGTTGTACCGCCTCCACTAAATAGTTTACCCATTGAATTCCCTCTTTGTCATTATAAACATTTCATAGTGGCGCTTGGGTCCTTCAACAACACCGTGGGATTTGAATCCAACCTGTCGGCTTAGCCACCTAGCGGGGAGATTAGTAATGGGAGTCAACCCCAGAAGTATATCTATATTATAGCACGTATTAAACAATTCGTCAAGGAACTCACGGGCTACATTGATAGCCTTGCGACCCCTGGACTTGAAGTGATAGTGCCCAGTATAGATATTACTAAAGCCAATCTCAAATAGCGCGATATCACCATTGTCATTGGTGAGTGCGATGTTAGTTGGTTTGTCTAACCACTCTTGAGGGTCCACCTTGGTGTCCTTCTCAAGTAGGTCTTTAATGACCGATCCAACCTTTTCAGTGTCATAGGTTCTCATGGCTGGAACTGTCTAGTTTCTGGGACACCCCAGGTCGTAGTAGACACGCTCCAAGCGGTTGTCCAACTTGATCCATCATCGCTATACTGAACGTCCCAGCCAAGAGGTGCGCGATTAACCCCACCGTGATTATACGCCATAGAAATTTGTGCAACACTAACGGGGCTAACAAACTGGTATTGAACCCAGTGAGGCGGTCCAACAAACCCAGACGCCCATTCAGTTCCTATATTGTTATCGAAGGGAAGGGCACCAGAGCCATTGAAGGTTGAACTAACAGATGGTGTACCACCACTACCAAAGCATTGATCAGCGCCACCAATAGTGGCACGGAACTCCAAGGTAGCAAGAAAGCAGTTAGACCCATTCTCCACAGTATTAATGAGGATACGCCAATAGGTGTGAGGCCCGAAAGCGTCTCCTGGTGCCACCATAAATGGGTTGATAAACATCATGTACGTGTACCGTTGATTATAATCTTAAGGCCCTTAGCTGTCCCATTTCCGATTTGATCGATATCAACAGTCATACTGGCGTCATTAGCCAAGGACGTGTCTGAGATAACAGGTGGGGTCGCAGCAGTCAAAGAGGTTAATTCAGTGTTATCAATAGTTAGTTTAGTTGACAGGATTGATGTACCAGCCTCATTGATGTCCACCGTAAAGATGGACCCAGATGCTTGAGCTGTAGTAAGACTGGCACGGACTTCCGTTACCGTCATAGCAAAGGGCATACGGAAGGTGACCTTAGCGGTCCCAGTGGTTAGTGCAGTAGACTCATCACTACACGCTACCTCGATACTCTCAAGCTGGGGTGCCGAGATAACCCCACTGCTTGCAGTGATCGTGGTACCGTCCACCTTGACAATACCGAATAGACTTGAGCTAGCCTTCTGTACGGCAGGAGCCGCATCAGACCGCATGAAGGTAGTCGCAGTACCATTGACTGCTGTGTCTTTAGCAGTCGCTGTGGGGTTTGCTCCGATGGATCCAGCAGCGTGCCAGGTACCACCAAAGGCAATGTACATAGTGTACGGAGTCGAGCTAGTGTCCGCATACTGAGCCCCATCCTCAGGTATAGGGGTAGCAGGCGGAGGACCAGAGCCAACAGTAATAGAGCCGATCTGACTATTGTTCGTAACCTGAGTGGCCCAACGTCTTTGGAACTCAGCAGTCGGCCTTCCCTCAGCGGTAACAATGGGAATCCGCCAGTCGAGTGGGCCTAGGTTATTTATGTCTACCACTATTCCTGACTCTCACCACTATCCGCCTCACCCGTAGAACCAGATAGAACAACATCAGCACCGTCAATACGCATAGGGCCAGCCGTATCCGTGATTTTAAATACCCGTCCAGGTGAACTAAATGATCCAAGGGAATTCCAAATAAGCTTTTGAGATCCCACCCCAGTGAGGGCTATATCAAAGTCAGGCGACCACGTATTACCGTTATCATCACTGAAGTTCAGGGTGATATTCTCACCAACACTTTGGACAGTATTAACAGATGCGGTGACAGTGAAGTTACTCACACCCACATTGTATCGACCACGAAGCGGAACACCACCAGTAACAATGTGAGTGATTGGACGCCAGTCCTCATCAAGGGCTTGATTAGGGTCTAGTTCGTAGAGGTACGGGTAGAGCAGGTCACCACCCATGATCCGAAGACCCCACATCACACCATGTGTGAAGTTCAGGCCGTTGAACCCATCAGTCTGTAGTTGACACCAACCCTCAGTTGTGACATCATAAGCCCAGTCGCCTTCAGGACCAAGAGGGATTACATAGAATTTGTGTCCATCAAGGGTAAAGGTCCAAGAGGCTTGACGCTGGGTAAAGGGTTCACCAGTACCATAGGCAGCCAAGATAGACATAGCACTGACATCTGTACTCACGTTGTTAGCTCCCGCCGAGATAGCTGCCAGGAATGCCAGTTGAGTGACATCCATGTCTTTGGTGGCCATAGGGCCATAGGCGTCCAGTAGTACAATCTGCCCAACCTCGGACCCCGCATCGCTGGCTAGGGCCCCTAAGGTGGCGTACTGTGAGACATCTGTGCTCATTCATTTCGCCCTGCTCTAAGCAGTTCTGTTGACCGTGACACGCCCATTGATTAGGGTGGTCGGACTAATCGGACCTGAGGTGTCTGGGTCAGTTTCAATGATGTCGCTGTACACCGTGGTACCCACCGTTAGGGCATGTGCAGGACCCTCTCCAATGGCCCCTAGAGGCCCGACAATACCAGCCTTGAAGGTACCTACCCCAGCATCAGTCTTCTTGGCCCTGGTGACCACCTGGACGGCGCTAATGATAGTTGTATTCGTAGGCGGGCGAGTAACACTGAATGAACTGCGGGATGGGATATTAGCACCACCAGTCAGGGTGGCACCATTATTCCACACACCAGGGCTAGATTCAGTCGAGGCGATACTGTTACCACCGGTACCGGCAATGAGGGCTGTGACTTGGATCTGACCAGCAGGAAGAGTGTTCGCACTGACATCAAGGTTAGCGGTCGTACCAGTACCATAAAGAGTACCCGCACCAGTGCCAAGGTTGATAGCCTGAACGAGGTTAGTCAGAGTGTCCACATAGGTGGCACCAATGAGAACATCGAATGCACTTGCAAGAACAGTCTTAAAGGTGTACACAGCAGCCGCAGGACCAGTCTTCGTACCAACCGTAACAGTGTCATTGTTAGCCGGGTTAGAGGTCAGGGTGTAGATGTTAGTGGCATTAGTCAAACTTGCTCGTATAAATGTATTGTCATCTGGGGTTGACTTGCCAACAGTCGTCCATGCACCAGGAGGATTACCGTCTGTAGCTGTAATAGCAGTAGCACCATTATTAGCTACCATAGTTCTAGCGTAGGAGGACTCATCCACAACAGAGCCAGTCTCATAACCCATCAAGAGAACGACACTAGCGAAGTCAGCATCTCCGCCGCCCACACTACGAGGGAAGGGGGCAGTAGGCGCAGTGAAGGACGCATTGTAACGGCCAACACCATTAGTGAACCGGGTCTCATCCAGACGACCGATAAGGGTCGAACCAGACACACCGGCACCACCAGTAGACGCACTATTCAGTTGAGTACCAATCGACAGAGCCGCATCCGAGGTTGCAAAGTATGTGTCACCATCAGTGATGGGAAGGCCGAGTTGGATACCATTAACAAACAGCAAGAGTTGGCCAGCCACCCGGCACAGAGCTAGGTGATACCAAGTACCATAGTCAGGTTGCCAAGGATAGCGAATCTTAGACACGACAGTCCCGGTGGCACCATCAGTGCTGGTACGGAACTCAAGGACATTTCCATCAGTGGGACCGGTGTAACGAAGTTGGTAAGACCTACCATTCGCATGACTCTCATTCCACTTGTTAAAAATCGTGTAATATTCAGTGGTTGTAGGAATGCGGTCAAACCGGACAAAGGTTTCCAGAGTGAATGCAGCAGCCCCAATATTCAGAGCAGACGCAGGGGCGGTGTCGATTGCAGCAGTCAGACTCTGAGTACCACTAGCACCCGTAGACATATTGGCAAGCCTCGCATGGCCCGCACTAATCTGCTTGTAGTAGTGTGGGGTCCACCCAGCTTGAGCGGTGTCTTCATCAGGATACATAGCCGCAATACGGCGATCACCAAGGAAGCCATTATTCACAGACCCAGCAGAGTCCCGAATGAAGAAGTCATCGACAGCACAGTTGTACCCGTTATTCGGGTCATCATTCAGGAGATCGACTAGAGCAATCGTACCGCCGGCCATAGGGGTCTGAAGCACAGGGGCATCAGTACCGAGAGCGTCATTTACACGCAGGACAAAGTTCCCCGCAGTGTTGAACTGCATCTCAAGGAAAGCCCAGTTCTGGGGAGTGATAACAGGGCCAGAGGTAGTAGCACTAATAGAGGGTCCTGTAATATTAATAGCACCCGTAGGTGTGACAATGATATTAGCTATTAGAACAGCGGACCCATCATAAACACTATAGATGATACGGTTCGCCCCAGGCAATCCAGATAGAGAGTAACCAAAGGACACGATATGGTTGGTCACACCAGCGGGCAGAGCACGTCTAATGTAGTTGTTCGTGATACCCGTAGCGTCGAACTTAACAAGACACGACGGACCAGTCCTAGCGCCCCACGAAGGGGCACCAAGACCAAGCTGACCCACTGTATTGACGACAGTCCAACCAGCGTCCGCAAGGTTACTGAGGTTATTGTTGTAATGGTCGAAACCATCCATATATAGAGCGGTCATTCTTTACCTCTAATTACGGGGTCAAGCCGAGTTCATTACGAACCTGGCGACGGATGCGTTCTTCGATACCATTATTAGATATCACAGTAACTCCTTGAAGGCCGAACTTATACACCTTACCGTCATCACCAGCAAGAATCACATCATCATCTAGGACAACAGCAGTCCCACCAAGGCATCCACGGGCATACGCGCGACCCTGAATGGGGGCGAATGGCGACAGAGAGTTACCAGTTGAGTACCAGTTCTCAGTGGCCTTAGCTCCAATGATTAGGACTTGGTCACCCACAGTCCGCATCTGGATGATTGGGTCTGGTGAACTTTCCTTAGAGGCGAAGTTCAATGGATCGATTGAGGTTTCCCCCGGGTTGATCCAATAGAACTTGTTAGTTGCGGCGATAGACACAAGAACATAGTTATCAATCTGGGTAACTGAACTTGGGGTCTGACCGTCTGGAATAGTGCAACCTTGAAGGGCATGGACGTTACCACCCGTCAGAGTAGCTCCGCTAACGGAAAGACCAGAACCTGCAACAACACTCAGGGTCACCAAGTTACTACTAGCGTTATTGGCCACAGATGTAATAGTTAGAACCACTGCGGGAATTGCATCAACCGCAGCCCTGGCGTACACGTTAGCCCCACCAAGAGTAGCACTATAGTCTACGCCCGGAACACCACTAGCATTGATAGCCTTGGCGAGTTGGCCCATAGGATCGGTCAAAGGTGCAACAACAAAGGGGTTAGCACTAGTACCGGCATCAGACCCCGAGAACACTGTACCCCATATATAGTATACACCACCTAACTCGAACTTGTCAACCCCATTAACGATGGCACCGATCTTAGTTACAGAACCGGTAGCATGGGTCCCGCCACTATAATATTGGAGCAAGAGGCCATCAGCAATCCATAGGCGCTGATAATCAATACCAGCTTGCCAAGTGACTTCGGGATGCCCAGTACCATTGATAACTCCTGTGATAGGAATAGTGACCTCAGAGATATTGATTTTGTAGAAGGCGTCACCAGCCACAACAAACAGACTGTCATTGAACAGACCACTAAGAGTATAGTTACCTCGCATTGAACCCAGATCAGTAAAGCCGCCTGGATCGTATGTGGCGTAGGGTGTAGTACCGGGGCGTGAGATAAGGGCCACACCTTCTTTAAGGTTGGCGGGGTTTGCCTCAACCCAACGGTTGACTAGCTCGACTTCAGGTGCGCCTGTGTACAGTCGCTTATATGCGCCTCTACCTAGCGGGACAGTAGTCATTTACCACAAGCCTTTTCTACTTCTTCCCAGAGTTTAGCTGTACCCCAGCGAGGATCAACCTTGATGCCAACCTCTTGGAGCTTAGTAATTGCTGTCACCGGGCAGAGTTCCGGCTCGGGTTCAGGAGGATTGAATGCCAATTGAGGCGTGGAGTACCAACCATTGGGAACCTCTTCTGCGCTTTCAAAGATAGCAGATTCACCATTCGGGCCATATCGCCAAGCGGGCCAGTCTCTATTCTTTAGTGGACGACGAGCCATTAGTACGGAATCCCTGAGTTAAACATACCAGTAGTGTCACCATATTGGCGGTAGATATTACGACTGTCGACATTGGTCATATACAGAAGACCATCTTCCACAGGCATCTGCGACCACGTCTGGCTGTAGCGAGCACTGAATGCACTCTGCATCTTCTTCAACCACTCAGCAGAAGCGGGGTGGATCACCTGGCCATAGCGAGGGTTGAGACGCAGGGCAAGCATGATGATGAACATATCATCGAACTCACTAGGCCACGGCATATTACCATTGATGTCCAAGGGAGTCACCGTAACCCACGTACCTATGTCTTCACGATAAACCCACTCTTGAGAGAGGCCAGGGGTGTTGAGAGTTACTTCAGTCAGGCCATCGATCAGACGCCCATTGCCGATAAGGGTGATAGGATTAACATCCAGATTGAGAGCACAGTCCACAACACCCATACGAGCACCGTCATGAGGGATTGGATCAAAGTTAACAGCTCCATCAGCAGTGAGGTTAAGCATCAAACGGGTATTAGCCCGCACAAAGACGTTCGACGGCAACTCATTAGACCACCAGGGATAGCCAACCGGGGCGTCAATGTTCTCTTGACCAAGGGCCAGAGGACTAAGACCATCACCAGCTTCACCACCAGGAACACCAGCCACAATAACGGATAAGCGGTTAAAGGCTTCAGTCTGTTGGTCAGTCGAGGGGTCAACGCCAAGGGGGATTAGGTTGGTCTCCCTAAAGGCGTCATTGATAATAGAGAGGACAGTAGTCATTACATTGCCCCTATGGCTGCATCTGAAGGAATAGGTGTGTAGGTTATATTAGGTCGTTCAAGACCAGCGCCAATGGCAATGGAGGGGCTTGAGCCACCAACATTCCAGTTATCATTAAGCGGATCTACAAACAAGGGATCGCCGACAACTGAGTTAATATCTTGACTAGGTACAGCCGCACGCCATGCAGCAAAGTCATTATAAGTAGTTGCACCAACTCTGTAGTTCAGGTTTCCATTGAAGTAGTTGTTGTAGTCTTCAGCCCCAAGGGTCATACGGAAAGCAGTTTCTAGTGTATTGTTTGTGGCGTAGATGATATTATGATTACTATTAGCCGTTGCAGTAGCATTATTACCGAATACAAAGATACAGTTACCACTTACACCAGTAGGACGATACATAGCAGACTTAGTCACATTGATAGTTGTACTCGCATTACCCGCATAAGCAACACCCTTAGGGGTGGCTGCGAAGGCGTAGTGGCGAAGACCTTCAACATTAGTTACACCACGGAAAGCTTCCACAGCACACACAAAGGCGATGGATGCACCAGAGGCATCGGCAGTATTCATGTCCAGGACATAGGTGGTATCACCACTAGCGCCCGTACCAGTTTGTGACATACGACAATATGGGCGAGTGATATAGACTACAGTTGCAGTCGCATCGAAACCCTTTGTGGTCCCATATGTTGAGCAGTCTTCGTAAGTAATTCTATCCCAAAGACCGGTACTACCGCTTGTATTATGGGCAAGGAACCCAACGATAGAATTGGCACCACCAGCGGCAATAGCTGCAATAGCCTGGGTTGTAAGACCTCGGAATACACATCGTTTAAACATAGCGGAGTAGCCAGTGCCGACGGGTACATAAGCGACAAATCCCGTGGGACTAATGCGATCACTATAGTCAGTCTTCCAGGCAATACAGTCTTCTGCGTATCCACCAATAGTGATATATATGTTGTGCTTTGTTCCGTCCTCAGCTAGAGAACGATAGATACTCCCATTAGCCCCACCCATCCTGAGCGAACCGTCATTATGAAGTTGTCGTTTCGTATGGACATCTTGAACCTTGCAACCGATGCCATCAAGATTGATCCCGTAGAGACGTTTCGCATAATCGTAGAGCTTACCATTGGAATTAGGGTCTCCACCACCCGTGGGATACACATAAAGGGTGACACTAGTCCCAGTTGTATCAGCAGCATAGAAGCGCCCTGGGGCTGCATCAAGAGCTGCTGTACCATTGATCCAACGTAATCTAGTACCGTCTTCCCAGAGACTTGGATAACCACCCACATAACTTGCATGAGTAAAGGTAAACTCATACACATTGGTCAAGCCAACAGTCTTAGTCCAGTTTGCCCCGACAGTCTCAGAAGCGTCTATGACTGGAAGAGTACCAGTCCCATATGATCCTATCTGGATGCCATCAATTGCTGCATTAATCTGTTCACGCCAACTGGAGCCACGAGCTAGACCAATCTTCATCCCAGAGGAGATGGCCCCAAGACTCGCAATAGTCTGTTTAGCCGTACCAGACGTAAGACCATCATTACTGTCTAAACCGCCAACACTGTCTACGAACCTATTGAATGCAATAGGGCCACCACCACTACC